TTACATTAGCAGCAAACCTTGGGTTGCATCTAATTATCTACGTGACCCATCCAGAAAACCAGATTGGATTTAATTAATTATGCATTTATTACTAACACTTATTTGTATTGGTTTAATATCTTTGGCAATTATATTTTCAGTTCTACAACGTTATGACCCACATTAAAATCTATACTATACCTGCTTGTCATTATTGTGATAAGGTTAAAGAGTTGTTTAGAATAATTGATGAGGATTATTCATCGGTTGTTATAGGTACAGACCTAACTAAATCACAGTTCGAGATAGAGTATCCTAATGCTGTTGGATTTCCTCATGTTATAATAGATGGAGAGGAAATTGGAGGACTACAAAACACTGCCAAGTACCTTGTTGATAAAGGATATGGTAAGAAATTGAGGCAGAGATGAATACTCCACGTAAAAATTCTACAGAAACTACCATAAATAAAGGTGTAGAACTAATGTTAAGGAGGGCTTCTAGAAAGAACTCAAAGGGTCTCAAAATATTGCAGACTTTTGTTCTCCTTAAAAAGTTATTCTCTATTAGAATAGAATTCACTTGGGAGGATGTTGATACAAAATAACATTGCAAGAGGATACCATGCCATCAGCAGAATTTTTATTCTTTTCAGGTACATCAATTATATTATCCCTTATCCTAGGTGTATTAATAGGTTGGGTAGCAAATGATTTCCTTTATGATTTCATGCATACAAAGCGTAGTTTACCTGAACATCCAGAGATGTATGATGACAATGGTATGGTGGTGAACGAAGAACTTCTCACAGTTAGATTTCTAGATGAGGATGAAGTTTATGATGACGAAGACTAAATACTAACAAATATTATTCTATTTGACTAATGAAACTATTGATATCTGAAGTACTACAGAAGGTACATAGTGCCAAAACAAAAGCACAAAAGGTAAAGATCCTACAGGATAATAATACTAATGCATTGCGTTCAGTATTGATTGCAAACTTTGATGAAACTGTTCAATCATTGTTACCTGAAGGTGATGTGCCTTTCGAAAAGAACGATGCTCCTGTAGGTACAGAACATACTGTACTGGAACAAGAGTATCGTAAGTTATATCTTTTCTTTAAAGGTGGTTCATCTATAAAGCAATCACAACGAGAGAATTTATTCATTCAGATGTTAGAGGGTCTATCTATAGAAGAGGCAGAACTTTTAATACTTGTGAAAGACAAGGCATTGAATAAAAAATACAGAGTCACTCGTGCATGTGTAGAGACTGCATTTCCTTCAATAGAATGGGGTAATAGAGGATGAAGATATTGTATGAAAATTGTCAAGCAAAAGATGCTGGTGATACGTCCCTACCTTACACTTCATATCTTGTAGAGTATGTGAAGGATGGGAAAGTTCAGTATGATGTTTCTGTTGGAGATAAAAAATCAGAACTGTTTGATTACTATTGGGACAAGTATAAGCAGGATTTAAAGAAGATTGATAACACTGGAGGACTAGTTAATCCTAACAGATGGGACATTAGTATGTTAAAGAAACCAGAAAGAAAGAAAAGAAAGAGACCTTCAACGGAGGAACCAATACAAGAAAAAAAGTCGGAGGAGGGCAAGGAATGAAGGGCGTTAAGTTAACACCCGACATAGACTATCTTTCTATGGAAGATGAAGATGGACCTCTAGGTATCATGATCATCCATAGTACAGGAGAAATTGTAACCATTGAAGACAAGAATGATTTTTTATATTGGTATAATAAATTAACAAATGATACAAGCAACTAAAAAAATTATAATCAACGGTGGCAAACAGAAAGTCACTGAAGACTACCAACTTATATGCAAACGGTCACGTGCAGGTAAGAATGGTAAGAAAGTTAAGTGTCCACATTGTGGTCATGTTCATAGGATATATCGTCTATCGTTCACAACACTTACTTGTCCATCATGTAAAGAGCAAACTGATAAGTATGAGTGGATGATTGACCAGACTGATACGTGGAGAACACCAAAGTAATGAGAACAAATAGTTTAACAATGCTAAAATTAACTGACATCTGCTGTAGAATGCTTACAACTGATGGAGTATCAGTTACATTAGAAGAAAGAATATGGATGAATGAGTTGTGTGAAAGATATGAACAGGCAAGAGTGTACAGAGATCAAATGTTAAAAGATTATAAAACTGTATCATAGGATACAAACCTACTTGACTATATACTATACCTGTGTTAATATTAACACATCGTTCAACCCAAAAGGGTCGCAAGTAAGCCGACACGGAACGGATCGTTCATCCTCTTCGGAGGACGCAAATGTGGACTGAAGGAACGGGGTCATCCACCCTATCCAGAGGACAAGCCAATGGCACAAGTCACTTACAGAGGAGTCTCTTATGACTCTGAAGAGTATCGCAAGATGATACTCGATGAAACAGCAAAACGTCAGCGTCACGATCTAATGTATCGTGGACTGAAAGTAACTAAAGCAGTTGCTGTTTAGTTTCATCCGAATTAAACTGAAAGACCTCTGCTTGACAGGGGTCTTTTTTTATTATATAATATACAAATTGGAGATAAAGTATGTTACATATGAGAGAACAATTACTACGAGCAGTCCTCGCACATGCTCAAGGTGAGATTGCTAAACACAAAGCAAATGTAGAAGTATATCTAGAACATCCAGCAGGTATTGGAGAGCATTCAGACATCACTGAAGCAATTCAAGTTGAACTTGATAAGATTGCTAGGTATGATGATCAAGTAGAAGTTGTAAACAAATATTTTAAATCAAGTCAGACTATGACCGATGTAGACAGAAGATCTAGTGAGACTCGTTGACATCAACTTCATCTAGTGTTATAATATGAGGGAAATTTGACTTTTCGATTCCATGAATTCGGAAAAATTTTTCCCGATAAAAATTTGTTGAAAAAGATGAAGCGAAAACCAAGACTTCGTTCTATTAAAAAAGCATTACGTAAACCAGATCTCTATACTCCAAAAGAATATGAGAGATTAATGTCTGGTTTTTATGATGAATTAGTAAGGGATGAACTACGTAAACAAAAATACAAAAGAAAAGGATTTGGATATGTCGAACGTGAAATTGATCTCGGTGACTCCGAAAGCGGAGGAGACGATGGGATATGTAGCGAGGGTGAGCAACCCGAACAATCAGGAGAACCCTAACGTATCAGGGTTACTTAAGTATTGTATTAAGCACAACCATTGGTCTGTATTTGAACAGGCACACCTGACTGTAGAGATTGAAACTACTAGGGGTATTGCTGCACAAGTATTAAGACATAGATCATTTACTTTTCAAGAGTTCTCTCAAAGGTATGCTGATAGTAGTTTGTTAGGTAAAGAGATTCCTCTACCAGCATTACGTCGTCAGGATGATAAGAATAGACAGAATAGTATAGATGATATAGATCCATTAACACAACAAGACTTTGAAATTAAAATGCAAAGACACTTTGTTAATGGTATGCATTTATATAAAGAGATGCTTGAAGCAGGTATAGCAAAGGAGTGTGCTCGGTTTGTACTACCTCTTGCTACACCAACCCGTATCTATATGACAGGTTCATGTCGTTCTTGGATCCACTATATAGATCTACGTTCTGCACATGGCACACAACAAGAACACAAAGAGATTGCTGAAGGATGCCGTCAGGTATTTGTAGAGCAGTTTCCTATCGTATCCGAGGCTTTAGAATGGTAAATAAAGTCAAATCATCAGTTGATCCATATGGAATATGTAAAATAGATGAGGAAGGACTTGATATTATTGAAAAAATTATTAATGATTCTGAATTAAAATGGGATGAGGGTGTTATTGGTACTGGTTCTGATAAACCAGCAGGAGATAATCTTAAAACAGATTCTTCCATAAGGACATGCAAAACATCTTTTCTACCTGTTCATGATGAACTTATTGAAATGTTTGGAAGACTTGTTGTAGATTACAATCGTAATTATTCTGGTTGGAATTATGACATAGAGTTTATAGAATCAATTCAGTTAAGTCATTATTTTGAAGGTCATTTCTATGATTGGCACGTTGATTCATTTGTTAATCCAGCAATAGAAAATAATAAACCATACAATAGAAAGGTAAGTCTAACAGTTTTTTTAAATAATCCTGATGAATATGAGGGTGGTGAATTTGATTTAGAAACAAGAGGACCTAACACTGACTGGTCAAAAGAAAGATTTGATAAATTTAAATTACCTAAAGGATCAGTTATTGTTTTTCCTTCTCACATGTGGCACAGAGTTAGACCTGTTACTTCTGGAGTGAGGAAATCATTAGTAATATGGATTCAAGGACCACCTTTTAAATAACTATTATGCCAACATATCCTGTAAAAAATTTAAAAACTGAAGAGAAGAAAGAACTCTCCATGACTATGAAAGAATATGATCAATGGAGGAAAGATAATCCTGACTGGGACAAAGACTGGCAAGCAGGTGTAGGTGGTGCTTGTGATTCTGAAGGTATCAACTGGAAGAATAAAATGAGTAAGACTCATCCAGAGTGGAACTCCTTTATGAAGGAAGCATCAAGAAAGATTCCTGGAAATACTATTGATTGGTAATTAAATTATGCCTAGAAAAAGAAGACAAAATACACCTGATTTGGTTGGGATGACACCTAAACAAATGAAGCGTAGAAAACCTATCAATAATTCTACATTTGTATCTGTTGAACCTATAACAGACAACCAAAAACTAATGGTCAAAGAGTATGATGCTGGTAAGCATCTCTTTACCTATGGTTGTGCTGGTACAGGTAAAACATTTATGGCATTGTATCTTGCTCTACGTGATGTTCTTGATGAGAATTCACCAGTTGAGAAGGTATACATTGTTAGATCATTGGTTGCTACAAGAGAGATTGGGTTCTTACCTGGTACTCATGAAGATAAAGCAGACATATATCAGATACCATACAAAAATATGGTAAGATATATGTTTGAGATGCCTGATGATGCATCATTTGATATGCTTTATGAGAATCTTAAACATCAAGAGACTATATCTTTCTGGTCTACATCATTCTTACGTGGTACAACTCTCGACAATGCTATCATCATTGTCGATGAGAGTCAGAACCTACACTTCCATGAGTTAGATACTATCATGACTCGTGTTGGTCAGGATAGTAGGATCATATTCTGTGGTGATGCATCACAATCTGACCTTGTAAAGGCAACAGATCGTACTGGTGTCATAGATTTCCAAAGAATCTTACAGACTATGGATGAGTTTTCTCTTATTGAATATGGTATTGAAGATATCGTTAGGTCTGGTATTGTCAAGTCATACATCATCGCAAAACTCAACCTAGGTATATAAAATGTCGGTAGGAGACTTTATATACTATGAGAGTGTGTTACCTAAAGAATCTTGTGATAATCTTATAAGATTCTTTGATGATAATAAACACCTTCAAGGTCTTGGAATGATGGGGGAGAATACACCCATTGGTAATTTAGAAATTTCTTTAAAACCTAAAGATCTATCTGATTATTTTGGATTGGGAAGATCTGTTAGAAAATGTATTGATAGTTATAGTAAAATATATCCTTTAGTTAATACTAATGTGAGTAATTGGACTACGTTCCACACATGTCAATTTGCTAAATTTGAACCAGATAAGTATTATTCTGATATACATTGTGAAAATTCTTTCAATGCATCCTATATTTCTACTAGATGTTTTGCGTGGATGATTTATCTCAACACTATAAAAGATGGTGGAGGGACAGAGTTTATTCATCAGAATTTTACTACAAATCCTATTGCAGGTGATATGTATATCTGGCCAGCAGGATGGACTCATATGCATAGAGGAGTTAATGCTCCTAATGAATTTAAATATACTATAACTGGGTGGTGCAATTATGTTTGAACGTGTTGCTGATATAAAAGAGATAACTGATATCAACACCGAGATGGTTGATGGTAAAAGATATTATGTGTCACCATCAGGTGAGAGGTATCCTTCTATCACTACTGTTATCAGTAACAACTCCAAGAAGCAAGCAGGTCTTGCTAAATGGAGGAAGAGAGTAGGACAGAAGAAAGCAGCAGCAATTACTTCCAAGTCTGCTAGACGTGGTACTAGATATCACAAATTGGTTGAAGATTATATGGCAGGTAAAGAGTTAAACATTCTCGACTCTGCTAATAAGGAACAACCATTGCCTTGGTTGATGTTTCACTCGTCAGTGAAGACTATTGATAAGATAAATAGTATATACCTTCAAGAAGCAGCACTCTATTCAGACGTTTTAAAAATAGCAGGAAGAGTGGATTGTATAGCAGAGTACGAAGGAAAATTATCTATCATTGACTTTAAGACATCAGCAAGACCTAAAGAAGAACTCTACATGTACGATTACTACGTACAAGAGACAGCATATGCATGTTGTTTCAAGGAGTTATATGGTTTTGATGTTGAACAATTAGTAACAATAGTTGCCTGTGAAAACGGAGACACACAGGTAAAGATTGTTTCTCCCAAAAAGGAGTACCTTGTACGATTACAATCATATATTCAGGAGTACAACGAAAAACATGCCCGAAATAAAACTAGAGGATAAATTTATGACTGCTGCGAAATTTTCGCAGGATGTTGAGAAGATTGCATCAGAACATACTATGAACTATATTGATGCCATTGTACATTACTGTGAAACAAAAGAGATTGAGGTGGAATCCGTATCAAAATTGATATCAAAACCACTCAAAGAAAAGCTTAAATATGATGCACAGAAGTTAAACTTCATTAAGAAAACATCAAGAGCAAAGTTAATACTAGTATGAGCGATTTTTTTAAGTCAGAGATGGTACGTGGTGAACTGCAAGAGATAACAGAACTACAACAGTTTTGTGTCAGATCAGTTAACACATTCCCAGCACTGTCACCGAAAAAAAGATTAGATTATTTCTTTAAGTTGAAATCATTGATAGAAAAGCAACAGATCTTTTGGGCACGACTTAAGTTGTCTGATGATCCACAAGCAAAAGTAATGATACAGAACTTAAGAGCAGCAGCAGTAATGTTTGGTGCTCAAGACAATGATAACCTTGAAAACATGTTCAAAGAACTGTTAGAAAGGATAGATATGATGACTGAACTAGCACGTAAAGAGGCAGAAGGGGGTTGACTCGACCTTCTGCCTATGATATAATGTTTACATGACCATCGAGTCGTACAAGCCAAATCTAAAGAGGTAAAAAATAAAATGACATTCGCAGATTTAAAGCGTAAGTCCCAGACAAATTTCCAGTTCTTACAAAAGGAACTAGAGAAGTCCAGCAATGCTAAAGCAGGTGCCGACGAGAGACTCTGGAGGCCCGAACTTGACGCTACAGGTAATGGATATGCTGTTATCCGTTTTCTCCCTGCTCCTGATGGGGAGGCATTACCATGGGCAAAGTTATATGCTCACGCATTCCAAGGACCAGGTGGTTGGTTCATAGAGAACTCTCTAACTACATTGGGTAATAACGATCCAGTTAGTGCTGCCAACAATCAGTTATGGAACAGTGGCGTAGAATCTGACAAGGATATCGCTCGTCAACGCAAGCGTAAGTTATCCTACTACTCTAACATCTATGTTGTTAGTGATCCAAAGCACCCAGAGAACGAGGGTAAAGTGTTCTTGTACAAGTATGGCAAGAAGATTCATGATAAGATCCTCGCTGCAATGCAACCAGAGTTTCAAGATGAGACTCCTATAAATGTATTTGATTTCTGGGAAGGTGCTAACTTCAAGTTGAAGATCAAAACAGTTGCTGGTTTCTGGAACTATGATAGTTCTGAATTTGCAGCACCTGCTGCTCTATCA